ATGGATTTCGAATCGGCTACAGAGCTGTCAGCACTTTTTAGCAAAGACTTCGATTATGCGAGCTACCTGTTCCAATTCCAAGTCGCTCGCTGGCTTTCTGGCGTCAGAGCGCAGACCGTTTTCGATATGCATACGTCTGCACTAAGAGTGCCAGCTTTTTCTGGAATCTAACAGAGGTCTGTAGCACCCATTGAATAACTGTCGGACATCTCATAAGAAACCATGACTAACGATAACCATGCGCTCAATCTTGGCAAGCTGATCGTCAACCTTCATTCGCTTGAGCTTACGCTGCGCCTATTTCTTCATAGCCGGCCAAACGCTCGCCCTACTGGATTGGCTTATGGCGTTAATATCTATGCCCAGCCAGTCGGGACAGCTCTATCGGAGAGTGATATCACAAGTTATGCATCCCTAAGAAAACTCATCAACGACGTTAATGTAGAGCTGACTCGTCGGGGGATTGCAGATCAGGTCGATCCCGACTTGAATGAACTACGAGATGCGCTAGCACACGGTCGCGTTTCGGCGAACATAGATGAAGACACAATGAGGTTGATTAAATTCACTAGGCCCGTAAACGGTAGTGTCGAAGTCTCGTTCAACACACTTATGTCCGATGAGTGGTTTTCAGAGCAGCGTCGACGCGTATATGAGGCGATGCAGATCGTTTCGAGACTGATTCCAGGGGCTGAGCTAATTTAATCCAGAATCCAGCGCCTTGCTCGGTTCACAACTGACCCACCTAGTCGAGGCCTGGGCTTGCTGTTGATGCAGCAAACCCAGGCGCTCTGTCTGTTCTACTTGAACGTCTTTGTGTTCAGACGTCTCCGCATCATTTCAATAGCCCTTGCTGCCTCTGGTAATGCTCTTTTAATCCTACCGCTAGTTCCCGCCACGCCAGGCAGGCTGCTGCATTGAAGGCGTCGGTTTCTCCGACTTCAGATAGCGAAACTCCGGCGGGGTCATGGTCAGAGCTTGCGGGAGGTCCGGAAGGCTCACCTGACCAGGCGGCGTTATATGACCGCACGAAGCCAGCATTAATACGGCACTCAGCGTTATCAGATGCAGTGACATAGACCGGCACTTGCTTTTCAATTACGTCTCCTTTCAGGTAGATTTTTTGGATGCGGTCGCGGTACTTGATTTCCGTTTCCACGATCACTTTGGATTGCGCACGATCGATCGCCACCTTCCGTGCAGCCTGCGCCGACATGTAGTCAGACATCGCTTCAGCGCCACGGCGCGCCTCTTGCAGCCGCCCGACTCCGTACGCAACAGCGCATAGGGCGGCAATCGCCACCCACTTGAACCACGCTGGCAGGATCACGCCTCGCAGGCGTTCAAGTGTCGCCATCATGTCGGCACCTTAGCCGGCAACGCGTCATAGCGAGCCAGATTCCGGCCCCGCATGATCGCGATCAGCTTGTCCGCGTAGGCCGGGTCTGTCGCATAGCCAGCTGCCGCCGCAGCGCGGGCCCAGCCCTCCCCCGTCTTCTCTACAAAGCAGTTCCGATAGCGCGGGTTCTGACGGAAGAAGTCAGCATGGTCCTGCATACAGCGCTGCCAGCTTTCGTATGCGCGGAAGGTGCACTTGACCGGCGTGCGAGTCCCGCTGATGAATTCGTGAGTGTCGACCAGGACGACCGCCCCCTTCCAGGCCGGGCCAGGTTTGACCCCGAAAAGGTTGAAGCCTGGAGCGCGTGCTCCCCAGCTCGACTCCAGCGCGGCCTGGGCCAGGGTAAAGCTGGCAGGGATACCTGTAGTGCGATGGCAGGCCTGCGCGGCCGGCAGCAACTGCTCGATGAATTCTGCTGGTGACATCAGAAGGCCCCCCTCACATCTTTGACCGCTGCAGCAGCATCGTGTGCGATCTCGGCCAGATCCTTTCCACGGCGGCGATCGAACCAAAGCACCAGGGCACCCAGGATCCACCAGGCCGGGAGGCCAGCCAGGACGAGAATCGGTGCAGAAACAAACAGGATGCCTACCTCGGGTGGAAGACCATTCAGGCCCGCCATTTGACCGGCGGACGCGAACAACGTCGGCCACCAGCTGTGGACAGCAATCACGAGGAACGGCCCTGCGACTGCGGAGGCGAGCAGCGTGCAGGCAAAGCGGACAGCTGCCTCCTTGAGCGACCTTGGCCACAGAAACAAAAAGGCCAGTCCGGTTGCAGCGGCGCCGGCCAGGACCGGTACGCCGAAAATCTTGATGAGGGCACCGCCGGCAGTGGTTTCGATTGACATGTTCTCTTTCATTGAAGTTTTAGGACAAATTGATGGTGTGTGATCACCAAATAGCGAGGCCATATATCGGCCCCGCACCATACGAGCATCAGTTGCGATCGGGCCGGTGCTCGACATCGATGCGGACGTGCTGGCCGCTCGGATCGAATGGGTCCAGCAGGTTCTTGGCGAACCACAGAGCCAAACGCTTGCGCCAACCTCCGACGGTGTTCGCATGGCGGGTAAGGCGCTGTGTGACCAGGTATTCGCGTGGCGGCTCCAAGAACAACACGGACACCGGCGCCACATTGACTAGGAAGTCCGCAACCAGGCCGATATACAGGAGCACCGTACCCAAGAAGCGCGCGGTAGGGGACAGCGTGCCAGCGTCGCGGGCGCGCTGCAGGTTCATGACCGCCAGGTACAGAACCCACAACAGGGCGAACGAGGCAAGGCCCAAAGCGATCACCTGCAGCGCGATCAACAGCAAAGACAAGACGGCGCTCATTGGGACACCTGGTTGAACGCATTACGCACGGCCAGCGGAACGGCCGCAGCGATTTCCTTGTAGCGCAGCTTGACCGCTTCCTCCAGCCCGCCCAGGTTCTCGGCGGCGATGGCCGCCAGCACCGAAGGTGCCTCGGTAATGTCGAGCAGCCGCTGCCGTATCTGGGCAATGGCACCAGCGGTAGCCGTGTCTCCATCGATCATTGCCGCCATACCGATACCGGCAAGGCGGTTGAGAATGAACTCGCGCGTTGTGCGCACCTCGGCGAGGAACGGAGCCGACAGTTCGGCAAATGGCACGCGCGGCGCCGGCGTAACCGTCCATGCGCCATGAATATCGATGGAAACCGCATCGCCACGCACCAATGCCTCGCGGATGATTTGTTCATCTTCCGGCGAGACATCGGTCGCGTCGGCAGGGAGCACGCCCGCAGCAATGTAGTCCTCGACCAGCAGGGCATCGTAGAAGCCCCTGGTGCTTGGTGAAAATTTGTTCATGGTGAAGTTTCCTTAGTAACCAGTTGCGATCCATTCGATGGTGTTGCCGGCGCCAAGCGGTGCGCCACTAAACGAGAAAGCTTGGAGGACTGTTCCGGACAGAGACCGGCTCGTGCTGATCTCAATGACAATTGCAGCGCCGGCACCCGAGTGCATCGCAACGATCTTGTAGGACACCCCGGAATTAATAAACGAAGTCGGGAAGGTGATCGTCAGCTTCCCGTTCGCGTCGGTGACCCCTGACCCCTCCTGGGTAATCTTTCCGCCTGGCTGACGCCGCCAGCCGTTGACTCCGATAAGCCCCGCAAAGTCGGCGTTCTTTTCCATTGCAGCAGTGGAGTGAACAACCTGCCAGGTCGACCCCGTCACCGCAACAAAAGTAGCGGTCTGTCCCGACGCGATGGTGATGGCGCCGTCGTTGTTCGACGTGTAGTTGATATTTGCCCCCGCACCAGCGGCAATTGATCCGGTGTATGCGTTGCCGAAGACGGTAACTGCTTTACCGACCTGTACACCCAGGCTAGCTGGCGTTGGCAGTGTCAGGACAATGCCTGCCCCGCCCAACCAGAGCGCTTGGCCGATGTCCGCTGCCGTCAGGGCTCGGGAGGCTGGAATATTCGAGTAGCCGGAAAAGCTACCGAATGATGAACGTAACACCGCAAGCAATTGCGCCCGATTCGTCCCGTCCAATGCGAGGCCGCCCGCTTCGATAACGGCGCAAATTTCCTCTTGCACGTGATCAAACCAACTATCCTCCAGGTCCGTCGCAGGGATGCCAGCAACAGCGTTGCCGTTTGTAAAACCGTGCTTTCCCGCACCAAATTTATCGACCGATTTGGTCGACGTCGAAATTCGCTTCATACGTCCTCTCCGTAAGAAATGTAGACAATCGTGTGACCCGGCTTGTACTTCGCCAGCAGGCACGCAAGGCCGGCATCGCCCCACGACGCAAGCGGTTCGTTCGCACGGCCGTTCACGTTTAAAAGCTTCACATTGGCTGCCACCGGTACGTTGACGCGCCAGGCGTAGCGCCAGCCGCCTTGGTTCAGACCAGCGTTGCATTTGCTGCTAGCTCGAAATGGACGGAACTCGGTGATGGAGCAACCGGGATAGCCCATCGACGCCAGCAGGGAAACAAAAAAGGCGGTCGACTGACCGCCTTGCCTGGCTAACTTTTGATGTACTCTTCGCCTTCGCTCAGCAACGTTTGTCGCTGGCGACAGGCACTCGTCTGGTAGCCCTACGTTGCGCTCCCAGTCCTCCAGCAACTGGCTGGACTCGCGAGGATCGAATTCCCGGACCAGCGAAACCGCGCTGTTGTCGGCGCGGGCAAAGCTCTCTGCTGCAGCGCCAAGCACCTTTGCCATGAAGGTATCCAGGTCGCGCGGCCAGACCGGACCCTCAGGTAACAACTGCATCAGGTGCCGCCGGTAATCTTCTTTTGTCAGATCCACGTGATGCCTCCGAACGTCGCCATTTCACCGATGGCATGTAGGACATTGGCCACCGGTGCGACAAGCACATGGTCCTCTTCACCAGTGGCGATGCTGATCGCTTCGCGGACGTGGCTGATGAGGAGCGTCCGCCCGGGCGCCGACTCGCGCAGGATCAGATCGCGCAGCTCGGCCTCGACTGCCGCTTTCACGCTTGCGGAGCCGGGCGTGAGCTGGATCTGGAACAAAACTGGCACAGCGACAGGAGCGACGACATACAGCTCCGCCGTCACCGGCCTACGGGCGTCTATATACGCTTGCACCACGCTGATCTCAGGCGGATCAGGAATCGGGGACAAGTCCCCATCACGCACCAAGCGTAACGTGATGGTGCCCGCGCCCATCTCAAGAGGCGAAACCCAGGCGCGCGTCACACCTGGCACTTCCTTCGCCCACTTTACGTAATCGGAACTGCTCCCGCCCTGTGGCGGCTCCTGAATTCGCTGCAGGATCCTGCCGCGAAGCTGGCTATCCTTTTCGATATCGGACCCGTCGACCAAGCCGGCAGGGTCGACCGTCGCCTGACTCGATAGGCCGGCGATCGGGGAGACAAGCGTGAGCTTCGCGCCTGCCGCGGTATTTGTCACGACGCCGGCCGTCATCGCATCGACCGGCACGGTCGCTGCCAACGCGACCAGCGTGACTTCGCTCGTGGACGCAAACTGCACGCCGTCGCTGCGGACGAACTGGGTACCGACTGGCACAGTGACGCCGGCCTGCCCCTCCACGATTACGCCACCGGAAGACCCTTTGGCTGGCTTTCGGCCATCTTCGAGCCAAATTGACGCATGCCGATCGAGGTACTCCTCCTCGGCAGTGTCAGGCAGCAGTTGACGGCTCAGCCATTCAACATAGCCATACAGGCCATCGGTCGCACCGGCGAGGATGTGTGCCAGTACGTTTAAGTTGCCGAACGCTAGCCTGGCATCGGCGCCAGGAATCCGCTCGATATCGGCATAGGCCGTGTCGCGAAGTTCAATGAGTTCTGGTCGTGAAAATGGCATATCAGGTATTTACAAGTTGCAGGTTAGCCCACGCAAAGTCGAACCGGAATTTCAGGTTCGGTCGGCCCTCTCGAACGAAGCCACATTGCAGCCCAAGGACCCCCGGGCCTGCGATCTCAGCGACGACCTCAATACTCGAGCACACCTTGTCCTCAACCAGCCAGGCGAGCGCCTCATCGGCGTATTCCTTTGCGCGCTGGACTACGATGCGGGTCTGTTTTTCACGCTGCAGCAACCAAAGGCGAGAACCGATTGGCCGGCGGGTAATCGCGTCCCCCCACCATCCTTTGCGTCCTCCAGCTGCATCCGGTAGCGTGTCGTCGGCACGCGCGCGGCGCCACGTGAACAACGAAATGAGCGCTGCAGTTTTCAGGTCCTGACCAGCCGATAGTTGGCCGGCAGCGGCCAACCGCCAATCGCCGCGCACGCCGGCGGCATCCCAAAAAGTTTGGATATCCATTTACATTCCTTGATCTGGCGTCGAGCCGGGGAAGTTGTGACCACGGTGGGCGTTGAACACCTGCCGCATGCCGTCCATTGACTTGGCGCCGTGGTCAATAACGTCACGCTGCGCGATGATGTCGCGCCCCACGGTCAGATCCTGCGGGACGTGTACTGTTGGCGCGTTCACGATCGTTACGTCCTTTCCTGCGCCATCAATCACGATGCCTGAGCGGGTCAGGTGCACTTTCTGGCCCTGGTCGTCATAGAGTGCAACTTCGCCAGACTCCAACGCCCTGAGCCGGAAGCGCCGGTCTTCGACAGCGATGACAAGGCCATGGTCACGATTGCCGCCAACGAACACGACAACGCCCTCCGCGCCAGGCTTTGGGACGCTGGTAAAGCCATACTCCTGGATGCGCTCTACGTCGTCGTGCACTTCTTCGGCTAGCAACTGCGTTTGCACCAGCTGGACGGCCTTGCCGTCGCCAACTGCTTTCAAAATGCAGCGCCCAACCATCAGCGCCGCCCTGCCGCGCACGCCGGCAGTCATCTTCTCGATTGAATCAAACATCAAACCCTCTCAAATTTTCCTGTCGACTCCGTTGCCCCTGCCTGTGGCTGGGGGATCTCCGGCAACTGGTCGAACGCCTTCGGGCTGGTCAATTCGATCTCGGCGGTCGTCCCTCCTTCGTCGAGCTTGAAGGTAATCGCGGCAATCAACCAGTCCTCATCTATACGGCTCATTGGGTCGACGACCCGCACCATGCTGTTGATCCGCCAGATGTCATCGACACCCTGATCGGGATACCACCCCTGCACCGTCGCGACATATTTACGGGACTTAGCTTCCCTGTTCCCGACTTCCCATTCCGCGCGCTGGCGAATGCGCGCGGCGTCGGCCTGCGACTCGCAGAGCACGATCAATGGACGGTACCGTGCGATCTGGCTGCTGCCAGTCTTGGCGCCGCCACCGGCACGCTTAACCGTCGTCTTGCTGGATATGACGGATTCGAACTTCCCGATGTCATCGATGTCCTGAGCGCTCGCCTGCCCCTTGACGGTGATTTCCGAAAAGAGGTTCGCGTGGGAGACGTCCAGGTTCGCAGACAGGATGTTCTTGCCAAACTCCAGCGGCACTGCAATGCGGCCAGCCCGGCCCGCACGTGTCAGCAGCAGGCCGCCCTCATGGTCGGAAACCAGTAGCACGCCTTCATTGCGCGCAATCCGCTCAAGCGTTCTGAAAACAGACTCGCCGTTCTGGCATGCACATTTAGGCAGGCAACCCTCGACGCGAACGGAGTTTGGCGGCGTACCCTGCTTGCCGATCTTTTTCTGCTGGACCGTCAACTTCTTTGTACTGGTCGTCTCGTCGTACACCTTGACGCTGAAAGGCGAGCAGAGCCGGTCTGCGATCTGCTTAAACGTAAGGCCCGAGAACGCTTGGCTAGGCGCCGAACAGTCAACGAGGTCACCGGTGCGGTCGCGCCCCTTGACCTGGATGCGATGGTCGTTTGCGTCATACGACACGTTCACCGCATCGACGAAGCCATTAATCACCACATGGTTGCCGATCCGTACCTCGCAGAACTCACCTGCAGGAATAGCCCATTCGGTGAGCTGGCCTGGCCAACGCTCAGTCAGTGCGATGTCGAACGTGCCGGCAATCTGCTCAATCCCGTGCCGCACCGAAACACTTTTCCAGCCACCATAAACGCGCCCACCAACGTGCAGGGTCAGTTTGTTTCGATCTTCCATTACTCGCTCGCCAATTGGAGTGGGACGCCTGCAGGCACAAAACTAGGATGCCGCACGGCATTGCGCTTGACGATATCGCCGGCCCGCAAGGTGCCATACAGCGAGTAGGACAAGACGAGCGCCGGCGTCGGCTCGACCAATTGCATCGAGTAGGTTCGCGGCAGCGCCGCGTTCTGCCTGGACAGGTGCGCCAGTGCAGACGTCCGCACAACCTTGAGCGAGCTGGCCACTGCTGCGGAAGGCCGAGCGATGCCGACCGCGTAGTCGTGTTCATCGAAAACGCGCAGGATGTCGGCGCGCACCACCTGGACCTCGCCTGCGGTGGACACGCTGGTATTCGGCGCCAGGCCGGCGTATTGAACCAGCGCGGCGCGCTTGATCAATGCAGTCACACCCGCCTGTTGACGCTGCACGACACCTCGAACGGACGCACCACCAGCACTACCGCTACCGCTGCCGCTGCCGGCGCGCGCGTAAGGCTGATCCAGCACTCCAGTCACATAATCAAGCGAGCGAACCAGGGCGACGAGCTCAGAAGCCAGCGACGCGGGCTTCGCGATCAGTGTTGCCGATTTGGATGACACCGATTTGGTGACGGGAGAAGCCCTGAAGTCGTCAAGCTGCAGGAACGCTTCAATTGTGGCCAGGATGTCGTCTACACCCCAGCTCGGGAGACCGTCGATCGAGAATTGCTGCGTGAAGTCATCCTCGATGGCGGCAAAGGCGTCGAACTGAGCCTGCGACAGCACCCTGTCCGAATCGATGTCTGCGGTCGGCTGGATCTGCTCGCCGGCCTCTACAAAGTGCAGCGTGAACTTCGCCAGACCGCCAAACTCACTGGACTCGCTCAGCTCGCACTCGGCAACCGTAACGAGCTTAGTCCCATGGTAACGATTGACGAACTGCCCGGCCCCCTCCTCCTCGACCGCGGCGAGCAGCTGGTCACGGCCTGACATGTACCCTGGACCAATGATGTAGGCTTCGACCTTATATTCACGTGCGCGCCGTCCCATGTCCTCCAGGTAGGGCACGTCACGCTGCGGGTACTCGTGTCGCGCAAGGCGCCGCCCAGCCGTCAGGCTAGTGGAAGTCATTTCGAACGGTACGCCGCGAAAGGACGCTGGCTGCAATTGGTCACGCCAAGTCATAGAAAATCCAAAAGATGAAGTTGCCTGGTTGCGCACCGCCCGGCTAGCCGCCAATACCGTACAGGCCGGCGCTGACGTCGATCGGCACCGCGCTGTTGACGCTCGATAGCTGACGCACTTTCGTTGGTGCACCAAGGATTTCAAGCTGAATGCGGCCACCAACCTCTGTTTTGCCACCACCGCCACGGATCGATTGCGCAGCCGTCTGTCCTCCCCCAAATGCGGCAGGTTGGCGGATGGCTTCTGTAGGTGAGACGGATCCAGTCCGCCCAGCGGCCGTTTCAGTCCGTCTTGCCGCAGCGTCCAGTTGCGAGAGCCTCGCGGAATCGGCGGCAGCTGGCGCCGGCGCCGCCCTATCGTTGAAAGCTGCCGCCCGCGTTGCGGCCGCGACAGGTTGTACCAGGCGAGCAGTGCTGTTCGTGATGACTGGGGGGACCGACGCCTTTTCGCTCGTTGCCATCACCTGCGTTGCGATCGCCGAAGACTGGGCCACACGGGCGGCGGTGCTCGCGATCACCGGCGGCGGCACTGTGGCGTTTCCGGTAACTGCCGCCGCCCGCTTCGTGGCAAACTCCAGCTGCGGCATATTCTTGACAATGTCCAGATCCCGAACCAGCGGGATGCTCTTGATAATGCCAATGATGCCGTTGCCGAGGGCCTGCCACGATTCGAGGTAAAGCTGTATCAGGCCGTCAAAGAAGTTCACCTCAAAGACAGCCTTGATCCGGCCCCATACGCCTGTGAAGTACTCGACGATGCCATCCCAGTTCTTGTAAATCAGGTACACACCGGCGGCAATCGCAGCGATCACCAGTCCAAACGGATTGGCCAGCGCAGCGGCGCCAAGCGCCTGCAGCCCGGTTATGACCAACGGCAGGGCGACGGTGCCGATCGAGAACAGGGCTGCGATCGTTGGCGCGAACGCTACGGCCAGGAGCAGCAGGACGCGCGTGGTCGTACTTGTGTTGTCGCTTAGCCATTTGAACGCTGCAGTGACACCCGAGACGACTTCCCCGACATCTTCGAAGAAGCCCATCACCTTTTCTTCGTCAAACGAATTGACGAAGCGATCCATCCAATCGACCAGCTTAGGGATCAGTTCGAGCAGGCCTGCCTCGCGCCGGTCCAGGAAGGCTTGCACCTTCGGCGCCGCCACCGCTGCCATTTTCTGGGCCGCGCGCGCGATCAGGCCGGTAATCCGGGTCATGCTGTCTGCGGCATTACCAGCATCCTCGAAGTCTTTTTCTGTCAGCAACGCCGCCTTGGCCTGCTGCTTGTACTCCTCAAATTTCTCGACGCCCTGGCTCAGGCCTTCCGCCATCTTGACTGAGCTCTTGCCAGCGAGCGCCTGCAGCACTTTCAGCTTTGCGCCAGACTTATCGCTCTGGCTGAAGACGTCCATCATCTTCGTCAGCACGTCGACCGGGGACTTCTTCTTCAAGTCCTCCATCGAAACGCCGGTGGCCGCGAAAGCTGCGAGCGCCTCTTTGTTGCCGGCAACAGCCGAGCTGATATTGCCGGTCAGTTTCAGCATGGCGGCGGACGCATCCTCACTCGACACGCCGAACTGGCCAAGGTAGTCGCGCAAGGCGCTAATCTCCACCAGCTGCTGGCCCTTGATGCCGGCGTTGGCCATCGAATCGCCAAAGTCGTCGACTGCGTTCACTGCCGTCGAGAAGACGCCGGCAACCGCCCCTGCGGCCACGCTCGCCACCCCGGCAATTGCTTGCAGGTTACCGGTGATCTTCGACAGCGCTCCGCTGACCCGCTCCATGCCGGCGGTTTCTCCGAGGCGTTCCCAGGCTTTCCCGACGTTGCTTTTGGTGCCGAGGTTATCCAGGCGATCCGAGATACGATTGATTACTGCGCTGGCTTTATCCAGCGCAGTAATCACGATTTCTGCACGATTTGTCATGTGTGCCTCCTTGCTTCAGGAAGTCGATGACGCTCTGTTCATCGCCTCGTATTTTTCTTTGGCGATGTCCGCCCAGAAGTCCAGATCTGCCGTATCGAGCGCCCAAACGACGTCAGGCGTCCAACGGAACGCCCAGGTGATCAGCTTTACTGCTTCGCGCCAGTGCCACTTTCCAAAAAAGGCAGCACAATCTCCATCAGCGCCGTGACGTCACCGCCATCGATCGAGTCCGCTTCAGCGCGGGTCAGCCCGCAGGTCGCTTCGATGATCTGCAGCGTCAGGTCATACGGTTTGCGCCCGGTGACCTCGATGTTGCGCATTTCGCCGCCAGTCGGGCGACGCAAATGCAGCACTTCAAGGGTGGTGCCGTCCTTGAGACGGACTGGATGGGCGAGCGAGAACGCGCGCACCTCGCCAGTCTGCTGACGCACGATATTGGCCGAGTTCGGTTTGGTTTCCATTTATACGGCCTCCGCTGGTGCGCCGAAGAACTTCGCGGCGGTCTTTTCGGCTTCGTGTTTGACCGGTTCCATCACCGCGCCGCCGCGCACCACGTAAGCCTGGCCGCTGTCGGTTTCGAACATGAGGGTCATGTCCGTGGCGCGATTGATTTCCATGATGTCCACGTCGCCGCTCATCGCGATTTCGCACTCGATCTCGGCGTGCTGGGGCTTTTCGGTATAGCCGGCTACACCGCCGTCAATCATGATCGGCGTGCGTACACTGCCGCCCGGGTTCAGTTTTCCGCTGCCCGGCACGGTGCCGATGCGGCGGCCGTTCAGGCTGATGTAAGCCGTACCGGTAAATTTCTTGTCTGCCATGTGCTTTCCTTAAAAAAATAGGCCAGCGGTCACGCTGGCCCACAAGGGGGAGGTTTACAGCCGGAATTCCAGCTTCGCCGCGAAGACGCGGAATTGGTTGATCAGATCGGGAGGCAGCAGCACGTTGACGCGATTGGCGTCAGTCGGACTGCGCTCGACGATCAGGTCCGCCTTGAACTGGTCGAAGTTCTCGACCAGGCCAACCTCTTCCCAATCGCGGAACAGGGCAATCATTTCGCCGCGAATGGTGCGCGGGGTGACGATCGCCTGGCCGGGGGCGAAGTTAGTGCCGTCGTTCGCCAGCTTATAGCGCGGGAACTTCTGCGCGATCCGCGCACGGACGCTGTAACGCAGGTACGACAGCGTGTACATCGTTTCCGCGTCGCGGTAGCTAGGGTCGACGAAGCCGCCCGCGTTCTGGGTGTAGGTCGTTACTGCGCGCTCCACCATCAGGTTGCCGCCGGCGTCGGCGATGGTCGTTGCCAGACCGTAGCTGAGCAGGTTGTTGCGTTCGGGACGCGTAAAACGCTTCTCTTGCGTAGCTGGCAGCAGGCCCGGGCCGACCAGGGTTTGTACGGGACGTGCCGGATCGATTCCGCCAAGGTGGAACGCGCAGATCGTGCCCCAAACCGCCGCATGCTTCCATACCGGCATTGGCGATCCGCCCTGCTCCACCGCCCAGGCGATCACGTGCTCGCTATTACGCGCGTTCGCCCAGGTATTGAGCGAACCGACCGTGCCGCGAACCGCGGTATGAGCGCGGCCATCGTTCTGCTTCAGCGGTCCCCAGCGCGACGTCAGCTCGGTTTCGAGCAGCTGCAGCGTGGTGCCGTCGGACAGGCCGAGCAGCACCGTGTTGTACTGCGTCTCGCCCAGGTTTGCGAGTGCCGTCGCAATCGCCGGATCGCCAGCGCCGTTGGCCATCGCCGTGATAGCGACGTTCAGCCCGGCCGGCGTTTTCTGCGACAGCGGGTAGTAGTTCAGCCGCAGGTCGATGTCGTTACCGAGCGTACCCTTGTTGCGTGCTGTGACGGTCACTGTACCGACGGCCGCCGCTGCGGCAACCGGCAGATCCGGGTTGGCGTTGATTGCCGCAGCCAAGGCCGCGGCGATGGTAGTCGGGGTGTCCGTCACTGCAACCGCCGCCTGGACCAGCTCGCCAGCGACGTACAGGTTCAGCAGCCCCGCCTCGGTCGGTGCCCCGGTGACGACGACGGTCCCGCTTGCCGCCACTCCGGCGCCATTGTCCGCCAGCGGCACGATGGTCGTTTCGACGTCATCCGTCACGCCCTGGGACGCCTCGAACATCAGCGCCGCGTGCGAGCCACGACCGCATGCCGTGCGCACGTCCGCCAGGCGCGTCGCCAGGAACGGGACGTCCGCCGCTGCGGTGCCTGCAGCAACCTTCTGGGCCAGGATCAGGATGCGGTTTGGCATCGAGACCAGGCCCTTATTCGCTTTCGAATTGTCGAACTCGACATACTGGCCGGGAGTCAGGAGATTGACCGGGATCTGATTGAAACCGATGCTCATTATTTCACTCCCTTCTTCGCCGGCTGCGCGGCGTCAGTGCCGGTGACGATCGCCACGTCGCTGTCTGCGATACGGCGAATCCAGAATCCGTCGTCGCCGTCGACTTGCGTCGGGCCGTCGACTTCGCGCCCGGTTGCCGGGTCGCGCACCAGCCGGCCTTCCACCGGCTGGATAGTGATAATTTTCATAAAGATTTCCTATTGTGTTAAGAGACCGCAGGGAAGACGATGTCCGCGCGTGCATCCACCTGGCCGTCCGGTGTATGCGGATCGGGCGGGTCGTTACGAGGGCTGGCCATGTCGATCGTCACGCTCACCTCCGCCAGGTCGTCAAACTGCGTCGCGGGATGGTGGCAGTAGGCAATGCTGTATTGCATTTCCGCGTGCACGAAATCGGCACGCCCATCGTCGCCCTGGTAGGACAGGACGGTATCGACGTACTGCGCGCTTTCTGCCAAATTGGCGAGCTGACCAACTGGCCCCGAGCCACCGTTCATCTGGGCTTCGACCTGTGCCTCAATCGCTTCGCACAGATCGTCGAGCGCGTCATCGGCATCGACGTCCGCCTGGACAATGACGACTATCTTCAGCTGCAGCTCGCGCTTTTGCATGAAGTCGTTGGTCTTCGTTGCCGGATCGCGTTCCGTGTAAACCAGCACTACTGGACAATTCTTTGCCGCGACGGGATACATGCGCGACGCCTTGACGCGCCCAAAGAGCGACGGCGCGGCATTAAGCACATCCCGCACAGCGTGACGGATCAACTTGCGCTGAGTGCTCAAGCATTCACCTCCTTCAGTTGTGCCTTCATCATCCGGCCATCCTCGGTCCGCTCAGGGAGCGAAGTCACCTTCCAGTTCAGCGCATTGATGGTCAGCTTGTCGCCGTGATCGAGGCCGTCCAGCGAGCCGACCGGATACAGAATCTCCACGTTGGCGGCCTGCACCATATCGCCGACAAAGAGCGCATCGGGTCGATCGAAGATTACCGCCGCCTTCTGGACCGAACCGTCTGGCATTAGCCTGGTGGCTTCATCCGCGTGTTCTTCGATATTGAAGAAGACCGACATGTTCTCAGCAAACATACAGATCTCGCTTACTCGTTACCGGCGCCGCCAGCGCCATCAGCGCCTGGTTCGACGACTTTGCCGGCCGGGGTCAGCACGCCGGACGCGACTAACTGCGCGGCATCCGCTTCCTTCATGTCGACCGTGTCGCCCGCCTCGTACTGCTTGACGCCCGTATCCAGCTGCCAGTTGACTTTGAATTTCATGGTATTCCTTGAAAAGGGAAGAGCCCACCGCGGCAGGCTCTCTGGTTGTAAAGACCATCTACTACGGTCGGGTGTGCAGACGTCTGCACACAACCGTCAGGCGATGGCGTTCTGGAAGAAGTACGACAAGTCCGGCGCGCTGATAATCTCGTTCACACGTTCGCCGGCGCGCGTCTTGTAGCCACCTTCCAGGCCGCCGAAGTCCTTGCTGTACTGCGTATCGGCGATGCGCTCGCCGAATTCGGCAGTAAAGCCCCAGGTGGTCGCGCGCTGCGCGTCGGTTGGCACCTCGCGGTAGGTCAGTGCGCAATGTTTGCCCCAGGCGCGCTGATACGCCGCGGCCTGCCCCTTTTTCGCGGTATTGACGAAAGCCTCGCCAACCAGGATCTCCTCCAGCTCGAGCGCGTCGGCCAGCTGCTGGCGGGTGACGCCACCGGAAGTGCCGCCCTTGCCGTTGACGTAGTCGATGACTTTCGGGTGCAGGATCAGTTTCGTCCATGCCGCGCGCCCGATCGTCATCACATTCGGACGCATGACCGACAGGTCCAGGGCGTTCAGAATGGCACTGATCGGGTCCGAGTTCGCATAATCGGACCACTGCGCGGTGCCGGCCAGCGTGGTCTTGTTCACGTGGTTTGCCGGATTGAAGACTGCGCCAGCGACACGCACTTCACGGTCCAGCGTGACCAGCTTCATCACGAATTCGGCGGCATTGGCCACCGGGTCAACACCTTCGGGTGCGTTACGCACGTCGTTGATCGGCACGATCTCGTCCAGGCCGTATTCGAACACGGTGGCCGGGACCAGGTCGCCTACGCTTTCTACCTGGTTAGGCGCGCTCTTGCGGCCAACACGGGTTTCCTGCACGGTGAACTGGTCTGCCATATTCTGGCGCATGTACTTGAAGTCCTGCGCGCCGACAAGAACGCGTGGCATGACGCTGTCGGCGATCATCTTGGCATTGCGATAGGCAATCACGATCGCCTGGATTACTGCTGCATTGATAGGATATGGTGCTGCTGCACTCATGTTTTGCTCCTGAGGGATAGGGTAATAGGGGCGGAAACGGGATCGGCCAGGCAGTTAGCCCTGGATCAATTCCGCACCAACGAGGACGCTGCCGATGTCGCCTGCGACGCCGCTTACTTCGGCATAGCCGATGATTCGATTGTTGGTGCCGGCGGCGGGCGCTGCGGCCACCGCACGACCTTGCGCGTCCGCTGTCAGCGGCTGACCGCGCGTCACGTTGCCGCCATACTCGACATCAGCCAGGCCGGTGCGCACGATGTCGGCGCGGTCGCCGGCGGCATATGCAAAGCCTTCGGTGACGCCGATCATGGTGTCGTTGACGGTGGTTGCCTGTTTGACCGCACCATCACTGGCGCCGAAGCAGACAATACGGTTCTTCGCCAGGGCACCTTCCGCCACGTAGTTGACGATAAGTCCGGTGATTCGCATGGTATGTAATCCTTGTGTGTTGAACAGTTGATCGGCTTACTGTGCGGCGAGTTCGCGGGCAGCCTGCGCGGCGGCAGCAGCAAACGAGACTTCGCGGCCAGCGGTCTTGGCTTCAGCGACAATGGCGCTCGCCCGCGCGGCGATGTCGCCGGCTTGCGGCTTGGCGGCGGGAACTGGTTCCGCAGCAGCAGGCACTGGCGCCGGTGCGTCCGCAGCCAATGCGGCGGCGGTGGTCTTCAGCTTGCCCTTCTCGGCGGCGAGTACCTGTGCGGCAGCCTGGTCCGGGTTGGTCTTACCGTCAGCCTTGAGCGCAGCGATCAGCGCTTCGTGGCCCGGCATCGAATGCGCCTCGATACCCAGGATGCGTTCACGTTCCGCGGTGGCGCCGGCGGTGATGAATTCGGATCGCATTTGCGCAAACAGCGCTGCGTGGTCGCGTTCCAGGGACTCACGCGAAATGGTTGGATCTGGCATAGAAATTTCCTTTTCGGTGGGGGTGTGGTTCGGCGCATCACCGGCGCTTAACACGGTTTCAGTTGAATCGTGGCCGGTCGCGTCACCGGCGCCTGCCACGGAAAGCCCGCCCAGCGCAAACACGGCCTTACGCCGTTTGGAGAACTGGGAAGGGTTGCTGGCCAGCTTTTCCACCGTTGCATCGACCGTGGAAACACCGTCCACCAGCCCTGCTTCGATGGCCTGCCGGCCAATGAACACGCGGCCGTCGGCCATGTGTTCGAGGACGTCGTCCGCCTTCACGCCGCGATGTTCCGCGACCGCGTCGACGAACACGGAATAAATGTGGTCAACCTGCGCCTGCATGTACGCCTTACCTTCTTCGGACAATGGCGCAGTACTGCTGGCGATACGTTTGTAGCGGCCAGCAGTAATCTCGGTCGTCAACGCACCTGGTGCGCGCGGGCTGTAGTCGTGCGTGGCCACGACACCGATGCTTCCCACCTGCACCGTCGGGCCGCTCACAAAGACCGCGTTCGCCGCCGAGCCGAACCAATATGCGGCACTGGCCATGGTCCCTTCGCTGACTGCGACGATCGGCTTGACCGACGACAGCTCATGAATCGCCGCCGCCAGTTCCGGAGTACCGAAGACGCTGCCGCCAGGCGAATCAATCGCCAGGACCATTGAGCGGACGCGCGGGTCGGCAATCGCCGATTCGACCTGTTTGGTCAGCATCTGAGCCGAAGCGCCGCCGCTCACGCGTGTGAACAGGTTCGCTTTCGGCGCGATGACGCCGTCGATTGCCAGCACCGCCACCCCGCCTTCGCGCAGCTCATACTCCTGCTGCTCGTTTGCGAGGGGACGGCTTAGCCGGGCTTCGATCGCCTCGATATCGATCTTTTCGCCGCGGAAGTGCGCCGCGTAGATTGCCTGGATCTCCTGAAGCTTCTCAGGCTGGATGGCCCACGCGCTGGTGAGAATGTCGAGTAGTTTCATAAAAATAAAGCCCGCATAAGCGGGCTAGTCGTCGGTGTTGTCGGATGGTGGATCTGGTGGTGCGGGAACACCGGATGGCTGCTTCAGCAATCCGGCCTCGCTGCGCAGCCTATGCTCCTTGACGCGCTGCACATGCTTTGCTTCCCAGTCTCCACCGTCATACGCCGCAGTTTCCTCGGCGAGCGTGGTAATGCCGATATCGATGCGCTTCTCAGCCGCGTTGACCTCCTTAAGGGGATCGAGGCTACCCGGGCCATCACCCAGCCATACGGCGCCGCACCAGGCCTTCCGCACGGCAGGATCTGCAAAGAAGCCGGGCGCCGCGATCCTGCCATTGGCCACTGCCTCCGCCAGCCAGGTCTCGTAGACGGGCTGGCAAAAGTTGTCGGCCAGCCAGACGCGGCGGTTCTTGAAGAACTTCCAGGCTTCGAGCAATGCTGCGCGCGCGGCGCTGTAGCTCGCAGTGAAATGCTTGATCAGCACTTCGAATGGCAGCTCCAGGGCGACGCCGATCTGGCGCAACACGGCCATCACGAACGGGTCGAACGCCACGTTTGGCCGTCCAGGGTTTGCAGTGTTCACCTTGGCGCCCTGCTCAAGATCGATGATCGCACCGGACGCGAGCTGGAGCTCCGGCGCACTGCCTGGTGCGCTGCTCTCGATCGGCACCGGCGCCGCGTCGTCGGCTGAGTGCTCGACGAACACGGTGAACATGCCGGAGATCACAGCCGCCATGATCTCGGCTTCGGTATAGCGATCCAGTTGCTTGAGCGGTTCGATCACGGGAGCCAGGTATGGTTCACCGCGGCGCTGGTCCGGGCGTAGCCTCTTGAACAGGTGGATCACGTTGATCCGCCCGGTCTGTTCGCCGCGCACAGGAATACGGTCGTAGCTGATCGTTCCCCGCACCCTGGCCAACGCGCTCGGGTGCCGGTTCGCCACGTGGACAGCAACCGTTGCACCGAAGTCGTCCACCTCGACGCCGCCGAAGACCTTCGTACTCGCAACCATGTCAGGTGGCGTGGCCAGCCTGTCACCCTCGACGACTTGAACCTTTAACGCGTATGCACAGCCTGGCAGCTGCCTGGACGGCAAGATGCTGAGGACATCGCCGTTGACCAGGGCTGACCGGAACATCAGCTCCTGCTGCGCATAAAAGTTCTGCGTTGACGTTGCATCACACTCGAAACGGTTCTCAGCCCAAAGCCGGAACTCTCGTTCCGTCTGCCGCTGCCACTCTGCGGCCTGGTCTTCCGTCAGCCCCAGGTATTTTGAATCAATGTGGGACTGCATCACCAGGCCGGTGCCAACGACGTTTGTGACGACGGTGTTGATGGCACCGGTCGCCAATGGCGCATTTCGCATCAGGTCGCGCGAGTGCTCCCGCAACGTCGGCAGGTCCGGCAGCAGGTCGTCGTCAGCGCTGTTGCCGGAAGTGAACCAGTTACGGAAACTGCGCCGCGATTTATCGGCGCCGATATAGGAGCCGGCCAGCGCCATTTGCGCCCGGGCCTGGATACGCCGCTGACCCTTGACTGGATCGAAATAGGTCACGACCTTGTCAACGATGTTCGGCTGAACGTTGATTTTGATTTTCTGGGCCATCAGCGCGGCACTCCATAACTGATCCGCATGCCACGCGGCCCGCTGCGCGGCGTCGCACTCAAGAGCGCCACCTGCTTCTGCCAGAAGATGATCTGCTGCCGGATTTCAGCAGCATCGGCACGCCGCAACTTGCGCGTACCGATCGCATATTCCTGCCCCGTCGCCGTAGCCGCACTTGCCGCCAGCCATGCATCAAGTTGTGCTTGTGCTTGTTGTAACGTGATTCCTGCCATGGTGCTTCCTATCGAATGCCGCGCGAACGAACGCGCCTGACCGGTGCAGACGTCTGCACTGGAGTCGCTTGTATTGAAATGGGTGCTGACGGAACCGGATCCGGCGCCGCAAACGGTAATGCAAACATGTCCTGCACTTTCGGCTGGACTGCCTCTTCCAGTCGCTCCCACATGCGGTCGGTGTAACGGTGCAGATCCAACATGTGCGCTGCGAAGAGCGCATACACCGTGCAGTCCAGCACTTCGTTGCGCTTCCTCACCGGCACCCAGCGGTACTGCTCACCGCCGGCAGTTCGCTGCAGCACCCGCACTTCGGCAGTAAGCTGGTTGTAAAACTCGACCGACAGGTCTTTCGAGAAGTGGATAAAGCCGGGACCGTACTGCGTCACCTTAAGGCGGCCAAAAATCAAGTCCTTTGCCGTGTCGGTGCCTACGTGCCAAAGCTTGATGCCGCTCTTGATCACCTTGCCGCGGTAGTTCACATCCTGCAGCGACGACTTGCCCTTGACCGGCTGCCCATTGCGGTGATCACCTTTGATGGCAAACACGCGACGCCCCTTCGCAACCGAGCGACAGTACGTATAGGCCTGGTGCGTAAAGTGGCCACCGGTATCGATGGCCAGCGCCTCAATACGCAGACTCGTTCCGCAAGCGTGGGAAAAGCACGTCTGCAAGTAGGTGTCGAGTTTCTCCCAGTCGCGTTCATCAGCTGGATTGGCTTCGATCACCATGTAATCGACGACCCACATCTCCTCGCCGCGCCCGATGGCCCACACCACCACCTCGAAACGATTGTCCTGTAGGTCAACCCCGGCCACCAGGACCAGGCCGCCCATTTGCACTACACGCAAGGGGTACGCCTCGGCACGCTCCATCAGAGCATGCATGTCAGCCTTTTCGACTTCCTCTTCCCAGGTTTCTCCCAGCGTCGTGTTGACGAAGGTCTTGAGCTCGCCCTTGTCGCCGGCCCGGGCCTTATTCTTGGCCGAGAGGAACTCGGCAACGATCTGTGCCCAGGTGGTCTGTGGGCTATAAGCCGTCCAAATGTGGAAGGCCACCCGTTTTGGTACCGCGATACGGCCCCCATCGGCATCCCGGTAATTGCTCTGCTGGTCAATCCACGTTCCATCGTCAGCGATCCACCGGCCCTGCTCCCATACCGCCAGGTAGTCGGCCTGCGACATCATGGCACCGCAGGCGCTGCAGGCATGGAGCACGGTCGAAGCGTCATCGCCGATCCATTTGAAGCCGTAGGGCTTTTCCTTCCCGCCCCAGCGCAACTGGACGTACTCGCCACAATGCGGGCATGGAAAGTGCCAGTAGAACTGCGCATCTGCCTGATCGAAGCGCGCCTCGATCAGTGAAAAACCTTTCAGCTTCGGCGTGGATCCGCAGATCAATTTCGGAAACGTGGCGCCCTCGATGCGCTTTCGTGCCAGCGTAACCGGGCTGCCCTCTTTCTCCACATCGGTATCGAATCCGTCGAGCTCATCAAGAATCGACACATCGACCGATAGGCGCCGGTAGTTCTTTGCCGCCTTGCCGCCACGAAGGTGCAGGACTGAACTCAGGAACTTCTTTTGCCGCAGCGTGTTTTCCTTGTTCTTCGCCAGAAAACTGGGGAAGACTTTGATCATCGCCGGCACGTCGCGAAACATGGGCTCGAGTTCGGTCTTGCAGAACTCATCGCTGTCGTCGTCCGTCGGCTGCCACAGCGCCTGGTTGCGCCGCTTATGCTCGGCAAAGTAGCCGATGGCCGCCAGGATCATCTTCGTGTAGCCGACCCGCGCCGACTTCATGAACGTCACTTCTTCATGTTCGTCGTTGGACATCGCGTCCATGATGGCGCGCTGGTACGGATACGCATTCCAACGCTGTTCGACATACGACGATTCCGCGGACAGGTAAAAATTCTGTTCCGCCCACTCCGACAGCCGCATCGGGCTGACAGCGGCGAGGGACTGCAAACCCGCCTTCAGGGCACGATCAATCTCCGTCAAGTCCATATGCTACATCCTCGGTATTTCGCTCGCCCTCCTCGTCTTCCTCGACCAGGTCGGCCAGGGTAATGCCGGCGGCCTGGTTACGCGCCTTCACTACCTCGCGAGTGATGAAGTCCAGATCCTCGGAAGTCAGTTCGGAACGACGCTTCAATTGCACCGGGATCGCTTCGAGGATGCCGGCAATCTGGCGCCCGACCTTCGAGAGCACTTGTTCCAGCACCGCCACCGGCGCCAGTTCGCGGCGAGTTACCGCATTTTGCAGTTCCACCTTCTCGCGCTGCGCGCGCGCTAGGGCTGCGCGCTCCGTGGCGAGGTCCAGCTCTCCAGCTGCCTGTCGGCCCGCAGCTTGCTCGCGCAGATTGCGGCAATACTGTTTCAGCCAGACGCTGGCGGGTTCGCCGGCGGTGAGCACACCACGTGTGAGCAGATCACTGACCGCGGGCTGGCTGATTCCGACCAGGTCGCCGAATGCCGCCTGGCTCATTCGGGCCTGCTGGTCGATCATATAACCCCCTAGGGAAAATTTTGTGAATAGTGGGCGATCGGGGCGCGAATTACCCTCGATAGTTCAAGTCCCGGGAGTACCTTGTCGCCCAGCCGACACTAGCGTGCCGACGCCAGCGCCTCATCAAGGGCACGCCGCAGGTTGCGGTTGAAGGTTGCGTTGATCGCGCCTTCAGCGATCTCCCTGAACGGGTATCGGCTGCGGTACCGTGCTTGATTTGCGTACCCGACCAGCAACTGGAGACTATTACCAGTGGCCGACTTCTTACGCAGGTAGATCCCCGGCACGCCGTTGACCACACCGCTGAACACATTCTTCTTCGCCAGCAGCTGTTTGATTGCGCGCCGTTGCATGTTGCCGAACTGGTTAAGCTTTATGTTTCTCGGCACGACAAGTGCCCTGCCTGGAGGTTTCCTATCCCCTCCTTCGAATTGGTACGTGAGGTACTTCCACTGGTCCGGTCGAACAAAGACGCTGGCCACCGGTGTCGACTTCGTTGCCGGCTTGACTGCGAACGCGCGCATCGTGAACGGCGTCGGTCGATCCAGTTGAGTCGGCAGCGCCTTCGCGAGCTGCCCCTGCGCATCCTTGGCCGTAGCGGTGAGTCCCTTCGCGACGGCAAATGGCAACTGCTTCTTCGCAATGTCGCTAAGGTTCTTGCGAACCGCATCGACGTTCGATTTCACTGACATGGAGAGCATAGTTACCAGGAACAGAACACGGCGAGTTCATCCAAAACAAAAGGCCCGCTATGTCGGCGGGCCTTTGGCGACTCATCTACTTCAGGCGAACGAGCGCCTCCAGTAAGGAGACGCCGATTCGGCTGAAGGCACGGGACACCCCGGCAGACAAGTTGTAGATCGAATAGTATCCGCAACCCGAGGAAGTTATCAAGCCCCTTAGGTGAGCCAAACTGAACGACAAATCTATCGGGAGACCCGGGTCAACACACTGAGTTTATCCGCTGGAGTTGCTCCACTATAAATCCCATAGACGAATATATACGGGGCATCCAGCGGAATCTTATTCTTATAATCTGTAGCTATATACATGCTATTGCGCCAGCTGGATTGTGCAGAGTAAACCGTCTCTACATTTCCCGAAAATGGGCTCGCCGACGACGCCCTAGCAATTTTGTGGAGGCCAGACAGCCGTATGCTAGGCTCAGTTGAAGTGGGTTCATCAAAGTTCACAAACCAAAGCTCATTCTCGCCGCTTCCATGCAAGTCCCATATTGGCGTATCGTAGGACGAAGGCATCGTTGCAATCTTTATGGGAGCTCCCATCCCGCTTGATGAGTTATTGCTCCAAGGGTAGAGCCTAATGCTATTACCCCGACCTTGGCTCGTCCAATCGTCGCCAACATAAGCGCCATCGATCATTGGCGCTAAGCCCGTAAACCCTGTCAGGAGAAACGCATCATCACAGCATGCGTCTACTATATTTGGAAGTATCGAAGTGTCCAGGGCCCCATTTTGCATCGGCGCCCATGACATAAAGGTTCGGGGACTGTCGCCTGAATTTATCAAGAATCGGTTGTGATAGCTGTCGAATCGAAGGTTGTGAATGTGCAAATCTGCAGCTGCGCCTTTTGGTGCAAGCCAAGAAGCCATGCCAGCTATCGGATCAGTTCTTGGCCACATCCAGTTGCTTTTCGTCGTATTATCTCTGGCCAAGGGGACACCGTTTGCATCAGCAACCTTCAAGACGTACGAGACGTTTACGGGCTGTGAGGGTGTACATTCGGGATGCCCACTTCCTGGCAACCCATATTCACCTGCCCAAAGGTTGCCTAAGGCATCTTGGGTCCAGCCCCAAGGATGAATCGTTGCAGTTGGATCAGTGTAAGTAGCAACGATTACTTCGCCTGTACTTCTATTGATTCGAAATATTCGCGAGCCCTTGCAAGCAACGGCTGACTCCGCGACAAAAATATGACCGGAAGTGTGGACAAACAGTGAGCTCGGAGTTGATCCCGATTCAAAAGGAATTGCATTACCAAATATGCTCCAACTATCCCCCCAATTATCAGAATAGACCGCATGATAAGACATTGCGTTGTCATCGCGCTTGATTGCCCAAACCCGCCGCCCCTCGATAAATGCGGGAGAAATGTTATATCCAATCTCCGTTGCGGTGTTGGCAAAGCAACTTCCAGAAAAAGCTGCTTGAAAAAGAAAAAATAGTATCGCTGATAGTTTACTCATATCTTGTTTGCAATTTAATTGTTGAGGCGTTGAACGCCAAAGGTTCGATAGTTTGCTGCCCTGAGTGACTGTTGGCCTGTGGCCGCACTGCCCTAAAGGACTGTACCTTATTCGACAGTCAGTGTCAGACCAATATGACGAGATACCTTAGGCCATCTGTCCGCGAATTGCTTCAACGTTCCCAAGCCTCTCCAAAATCTCCTCAAGGTTCCGCTCGGCCTTGGCAATGATTAAGGGGACATGCGGCCCGCGCACGCCACGCAGGAAACGCCGCACCTGATCTGCCGGCCACTGATAGATGTACAAGGCCTTCAATGCCTGCCTCTCGTTAGAGTCACCCAAGGTGCGCCATGCAGCCTCGACCAGCCAGCCGTCCAGCTCGTCACTGGCGACCAGCGGATTCAAAGGCTTGATTTTTTCAGCCGCTTGATCTCCCGCCGGCGGCGCTTCCATCGTGCGCAGATGGACGTAGAGCTTTGCCCACCCTGCGCAGTACTGCGATGCGCCACCAGCGCTGACGGGTCGATTCACTACCTTGCGCCAGTTCGCCAGTCGCGCCTGGAACTCTTGGCGCCGAGGCGAAGCTGACCTCACCTCGCGCCGTTGAGGCGCTCGCCACATTGGTTTCACCGGCTCAACAACTTCTGCAAACCGCACACCGTCCACTTCGATCTCAACGTTCATTCGCAACCTTTCTCTCTTTTCCAAACTACCGATCTATTCCGCTTATTTCCCGAACCCGTCCAACCCCAAAATGGTTAGTCGAAGAGGTTGGACGTTTAGACCCGCATAAACACTGTCTTTGTCCAACCTCCTAACCTGTCCAACCTGTTTTTCATGTTTGCCAATGCAGAATTCGCCCTTCCCACTCGTCGCGCACGTATACGCGTGACGCGCATGTGCGTGCGCCTGTCGGCTGGCGAGGTTGGACGGTTGGACGAAGCCAGTATCCACGCGTGTTTCAGCCGTCTAACCTCAAAAACCACAGGTTGGACGGATAGCCGTCGCTGGACATCATCGCGAGCGACGAAGGCAAACGCCAACACCTTTTCCGCACGCGGATTCTCCGCACACGATCCCTGGTGAGGCGCCGGCACCATGCCGCGTTCCTGAATAGCCTGGGTGGAGCTCATTGAGCTTCTCCATGGCTGTCTACCCCATGCGCCGCTTCCGCAGCCGGGCGCTCGTAATACCACTCGCGCGCGCCGCTTGGCTCGCGCCTTTTGATCCAGCCGAGTTTGCGCATGATCGCGCCCACCCGCATCGTTTCCGCTCTTGCAGGCCCCAGCTTTGACATCTCGAAGTGAAGCGCCCTCGTGAGCAGCTCCCGCGCAGTGACGCTCTTCAGCTTTCCTGCCAGCGTTGGTTTTCCATCCGAATCCTTGCCCTCCACGTACTCATAGAGGCGACCACGCCACGGATCTGGAATCTCCCTGTCATCCTGTACCGGGTCAATCAAGCGCCGCTGCTGTTCCTTTGTCGGCCACCACTGGACGCCAGCGTGCATCAGGGCGATGGCCTCGCCAAACAGCTGGTCCCGATCCGCCTTGAGCGCTTCGATGTCGATCTTTCCAGTATTCACTGGCCAGAAGCGCCGGTTACCGGTTGAGTCTTTGAAGTACGCATCTTCATTGGTCGTTGCAGCAAAGGCGCAGCGGCGCAGCACGTTCTTCATGCGACGGCCATACGGTTCGCGGAATCGATCAACGGTGCTGGACATAAATGCCTTAATGGCCGTGACTTCGGAGCGATTGAATTGTTCCAGTTCGGCGACCTCGTACAGCAGCACGCCCTGGATCGACAAATAGCCGTCCTTCTCGCCCATCCTGAAAGGCGTGTCGGCAAACCAGTCGCCGCCCAGCACCTTCAATGCCGTAGACTTGCCCTCGCCCTGCCCGCCTTCAAACACCGGCGCGTGGTCGTTCTTCACGCCGGGCTTATAGCCGCGCATGACAACCCCGATGAAGAACATGGTCGAGACCAGCCGCATGTATTCGGAGTCCTCAGCGCTCCAGTAGCGCGTCAACGCGGTGGCCACGCGCTGCCTACCGTCCCAAGCGGCGGCACACCTATCGAGGTAATCAACCACCGGGTCAAAAGCGAAGTCGCGTGCCGCTTGCGCTACACCAGCCTCGATATCACCGCGAGCGGCGACAACCAAGCCGTACTTCTTGGCTGTATACATCCCGAGCATGAAGTCGTCCGATTCCGTCCATTCGCCAGGCGTGGTTGCCCATGGTGCCTTTCGGCGCTTCACCTGGAGGCCCGAGAACAAATCCAGTGCAACCAGGCCACGAAGCTCTTCGTCGTGTTGCATGACCATGTACACGTTCTCGCGACAACCCTTGACCCCGCCGTTCGCAGTTCCAATCAAATGATCACGCAGGGAGCCCTTCAGCTCGCTGCCCGCGCCAGCTGGAAGTGGGGTAGAGGCCGCTTCCAGCTGTGCGGCCGATTGCTCGTCAAGCCAGGCCGGCACCGCATCGTGCGAATTTTCCTTCGGCACTTCCTGCGTGCCCGTAACCGCCGGACGCAACCTGGTCGTCCACGCGATGACTTCTTCTTCGCTGGCACCGCCGTCAATCAGGTCGGCAATATCCCATCCGTCCGGAAGTTGTCCAGGCGGAGGAATGTCCACCATGAACACATCACAGCCCTGTGCACGAAGAATCTCAGCGATCTTGAGCATTGCGCTCACGCCAGGCTGCTCGTGTTCTGGCATCAGCTCGCCGGCATGCTCGTGCCCCTCTTTGTAGCGCTTTGCGTCGGCATCAGGCCAAAGAATGACGTTACGGTCGCGTATCCGGGACCAGTCCGATTTCTTCACGGCCTTGGCACCACCGGACCAAGACACAACCTCAAGCGCCTCGTGCAGGCCAGGCATTCCTACGGCGCGGTCGACGCACTTCTCGCCCTCGACGATCAGCATCGGCGAATCAGGTCGCGCAGGGCCGCGCTGATAGAGAGGACGTGGTTCAGGGAATGCCAGCCAACGCCACTCGCGCGCACCGGTATCGCTGCGCTCGGCGAACACGCACGGAAGGACCTCCTTGCCCTTACCGTCGGAACGCAGGAAGCGGAACACCACGCCGAGCAGTTGGCCGTCGACGTTACGGTATTCCCAATGGGCCTCAGGACGCCCACGTACAACGTGCGCCTTTGGATACGGCCCGGCACCGTCTGGCACCGGCAGTATGGGCGTCCACGGAGTCCGCTTTTTATCTTCGGCGGGCGCCTGTACCCCTTTGTCCGCTTGCGCGGGCGCAAGATTAGGCCGTGGTTGCACAGGCTTTCCTGAAGCCTTCGCTAGCCCTTTGCCTACTCCCTGGGTTTCGGAAAGCGAGATCGAAAGCAGCTCCGCGAGTGCTTTGCACGCTTGACCCGGCTTCAGGTCATGAATGAATGCGTATAGCGAGATCAGATCGCCACCGGCTGCGCCGTCGGAAAAGTCTGACCAGACCCCTGCCTTGTCACCCGTCAGGCGAATGCGAAGGGACTGCCCCGCCTCGCCATCACGCGATCCAATGCAGAACTCATGCCCTTCTTTGACGCCATTCGGAAACCAGTCTTGGAGAAGCGTATGAATTGAGTCGAGCGCTACGCGCCCGACTAAGGAGAAATCATCAAGCGTCATGCGACGGACTTCTCACCGAAAGGCAAATAGGTATCGCCAATGCGCGATGGGAAGTTACGGTAGTCAAAGGCGCCCTCTCGAATAACCATTGCGCTACGTGCGCGCAATGGCTTAAAACCAGTGCCGACACGAGGCTCAGCAACCTTGCCGATATATTCCACTACCGGTTTGGCAATGCCAAGGTACGCCCGCCCAGCATCCGTCAACTCGACCTCGCCACCCTCATTCTTGATCAGGCCGTAGAAGGTCAACTGTTCGACTATGAGCACGTCAAAGTCATTCCGTGAAATGGATTTGCCCGCAATCCGGAAGAGCTCCGAGACGGTGGCCTTCCCCCCAATGGAGAGCAATGACGACAATGCATTGGCCGGGCGGCTGCCACGGCGCGGAAGATCACGGTTAGCCATTACGCATCCTCCCTGGCCGATACCGCCGGATTCGGGAGCGGGCAATTGATCAGGAACATCAGCGTCATCAACTCGCGGATCGTCGCGTGCATGCGATTTTCCAGAATCTGGAGCTTCGCACGCTCGGTCGCGTCGATCTTGCCGTCCTTCTTTGCCTCGGTGTACTCGCGGGACAGCTCGCCCAGTTCGTCGTAAAGCTCGTGGAATTTGTCATGCAGTTCCACGTCCGACAGATCGCCTGGCTCCGGCAGTGCATAGAACACTCCACCGCTTGCGTGAGCAACAGCTTGTGCAAAGTGTTTGGTACCGGAGTAGTTCTGAATCAGCAGCGCCGTATCGACGCGCATGCCGCTTCCCTTTACCTCGTATACGCGCTGTTCCAGGGCGGACTTACTCATGCCCAGCGTTGCGGCAGTCCCGTTCCAACCGTGAACCTTAATCATTTCTTGGTATGCAACTAATAGCTCCACAGTATCGTCCTTCTATTCTTGGGTTTCAGATAACAAACCATTTCTCTACTATTGGCCTACTTCCTACTGAACATCGCTCGACAATGAACTTCGTCAACCAAACGTATGCAAACTGGCCGCATGGTCTTTACATCGCCCCCTCGCGACACGTCGAACACTAGGGTGAGAAATGGCGAACTACTTCACTTGAGGATCGACGGGAGGGATCCAGATATCAGGCCTCAACTCATGTAGAGTCAGTTTCGACTCAGCAAGAATTAGAGCCCTGCACAACTTAGGGCCGGGGCGCCGATGGCCGCCGCCTATCAAATAGAGATAGCCCACAGATGAGCCGACGGCGCTAGCTAGCGACTCGCGTTCAGCGGGGGTTGCTTGCCTAAGGAAGGTTTTCATGTCCATGGGCAAACTTTACCCAAAAGATAAACTTACCGCAAGATATATTTATCTTTTGGATCATTTATCTTTTCGGTAAAAGAGTTAATCATCCGAGCATGGGACCAATGAAGAGAGATGACATCCGGCGCGAAAACGCGCGCAAACTCGCGGCAGATGCTGGCGGGCTGGCAGAATTTGCGCGCAAGACGGGGATGGAGAATTCCCAGGTAAGTCAGATCATTGGGAAAAACCCAACGAAAAATATTGGCAATATCGTCGCGGCACGAATCGAGCGTGCCTTTGAGCTGGTCGAAGGCTCGTTGGACGTTGTGCAAACACCCTTGACTACCTTGGCCATCACTTCGCCAGAGGAAGACCATTTGCACGCAGCAATCTTCCCGGGCGCTCGCCCTGTACGCGTCGAAGACGAAAATTCACCACATCTTTACCCAATACCGAAAGTGACATTGAAGCTTCAAGCAGGCGTAACAGGCTTCGAGACAGAGCCCGATTTGCGTGACGGTGGAACGCTTGGCATTTCTCGCACATGGATCGAACGCAAGGGGTTCAACCCGAAAAACCTAATTGCGATCCAAGTGCGCGGGGAGAGCATGGAGCCGACCTTCTACGAGGATGACACTGTGGTCATTAATCTCGCTGACAAGTCGTTAATTGATAACGCTGTTTATGCGGTTAATTACGAGGGTGAGGCGGTCGTGAAGCGACTGGCCCGGGATGCTGGCCAATGGTGGCTCATGTCGGACAATCCTGACCAGCGCAAGTACTTTAGGCGGGCTTGCCAAGGGAATCGCTGCATCATTGTAGGTCGGGTGGTTCGTCGCGAAGGCGATAACTTCTAAGCATTTCTCCGTCACAAGCCGCCTCTGCAGCGACCTTTGAACTCTCTCTGAAAGCCCTTCCCACGCCAGAATTTGGATAAGTAACAACAATCCGCCCGCCTTGCAACTTAACCTTTTTGGTAAATATTGCTTGCGAATAGTTTATCTTTTGAGTAAAGTTTCTTCATCGAAGGTTAACCACGATGGAGAAACAGGTGATTCCCACATGCAGCCCGGCCATGTCCTTGGCCAAAAACACTCCAGGACAACTCGTCAACCAGCTTATCGAAGACGCATTCGCGCCTGGATTAAAGCGCTACGAACGCAGTCCGGAGTACGTGAATGGGGCTCGTGCCCTTTTACTTCAGCAAGTAATCGGCAAGCCGTTAGCTTGTCTGTACCTCCATGGAACTGCCGCAGCAGATGCATTCTTTGCCGGCGTTGAAGAAGGGCGCTCAATCTATGCACGGTATCTTTCCGTTCGGCAGCAAGTACGGTCCGCGCACACCCTCGATGGCCTCAAGGGCCACGCTTGCATCGCAGCATGCAGTCTGGACAAGAAAGTCCAGCGTATGCAGACCTCTGCACCAACAAGCAACGGCAGTGTGACGAAATGAGTGCTGCAATAACACGCCCCGTTACGACTGCGAACAGCAGCCTGATCGAGCAAGCGGCCGCACTTATTGATAGCCTGAGTCACCTAAATGCTGCGGCGGCAAAAGCGACCGAACTACTCGGTCTGGCTGGCTTCGCTGGCATGCGCGGTGATACCGCTGACGACCTCCGCCAGGCACTCGCCATCCATGACAACCTGGTGCAAAAGTTCAACGTCAAAGTACGCACTAGTAATGGCACCGCTACGTTTTGCACGTGCGCTATGAATGCCGCCGGCGCGGTTGAAGCAGAACTGGAGCGCCAGGGCGACAACCCGTGCGGCATCACCGTTACGCCAGCGAATCCTGACGAGCTGGCGCTCGCAGCTGCGCATCGCGCGTTGCGGGTTGCCGGGCCGTTAGAGGTTGCCCTCAAAGACCCATCGATTGGCTGTGTGCTGCGCGCCTATGCACGCAAGCATCCTGTACGCAGCACGCCTTCTGTCGATTTCAAATCCCGTGCGGCAAACGACCGGGACTAAGCTATGAATGCCAAACAGTATCGCCTGGCGCTACGCGAGTGCGCTGACAAGGCCACCAAAAGCCACCCGACGAAGCCTGAACTTCGCTCGATGCTGTTCATCGCACTGCTTTCCGCTTACGCGGGGCATGACGAACACGCTCTGGGCGACCTCCTTTTCAACCTCACCATCGGCACGAACGAAAGCACGAAATGAGCGTGAACATGAACCGACTCTATATAGACCTTCCAGAAGTGGCCAGCCTATTGTCGCTGTCAACCGCGACCATCCAGAAGCTGGTCCGCCAGAGCGAGTTTCCACCGCCGCGCAAATTGTCCGCCCAGCGTGTCGGCTGGCTCATGCGCGAGGTACAAGCCTGGGCCGAAGAAAGGCCTGTATCCGACTTGCCGCCGCCCCCCAATACAGGCAGCCGCAAGGTGAAATAGCTTAGGCAAGACCCAGTAGGAGGCGTAAGTCAGCTCGTCGGTAGCTTCCTCAATGCGGAAGTAACCGTAAATCACCTCTTTGCTCATTCAAATTTCCCGCATGAAGACCTTTATAGCGCATTATGCGGGGAAACCATTTCTCAAATAGCTGCAATTGTGTGCGGCGAGACTGTGCCGAACGCTGCCCTTCCAGCAGTTAACAATTATTCGGCCGCAATACTCAAGGATGCGAATCGCGTGTGAGCAATTCGGGAGAATAACAAGAAGTCAAGGCTCGCACCTTGACAAGCCTGCGAAAATCAAGATCACCATTGATATTCCTTGATTTCGAAATCGCATAACACGAATTTTCATCTTTCTCCACCATAATAGGCAGTTTGAAGCTAATAGATGAAAGCAGCCTACTATCCGCCCCCAGCCCAAGTCTAAATGCGTCCCCATCCCTAATCCAAGCAACCAATTCCTCGAACGAATTTGCATATAAAACAAATTTCTCTGATCGATCAATCGCATTATTGCCAATAAGACAATTTAACCGATCAAGTGCAGCTCTATCATTTCTTCTTCTTTTTCGCATCTCAAACTGGATAGTTGCAATACTTAGCACTAACATGACTGGCATACCTATGCGCAAAAAATCTGGAACTGATGCTGGACCAATGTTGAACAGTGACAAAACGTAGCCACCAACCCACCCCATTGCATAGACAAGTACACAAGTAAGAATGAGGATAAGTGGGAAGGTTAAGAACCCTTCTTTCACAAACACTGCGTAATATGTCTTCCTAGAAAACCAATTAATTCGCCCCCCAAGCGACCTATTACTATATAGCACCATAAGAAAGACTATAAGCGCAATATAACCCGAACAAGCAATCCAAAAATAATTCGATCCTTTGATGGCAAGATATGATGATGCAACAAATTGCTTCATTTCAGAGCCATCGGTTTTCGCTCCTCCATGCTCAACAGAAAGGACTATCGCGAAAAGAAATACAATTGGGAGCAGGAAAGCCACCAGCCATTCATTACCCCCTGTATAATTCTTTCTTGGCCTGAACTCTTCCGACACAAAATTCAAAAATGTACTACGTTTCGTCAAATTAAATACTAACTCACTCGAAAGCAGGAAGGCTGAGGTAATTTTACTCAATCCATCCAAAAATGGACGGATATTAAGACAACGCTTCACAATGTGATTAGCACCCACACTTAATGGCAGGCGCGCTGCCAACGCCTGGATGCGTAACCGTTTTTCAATCGAATCCGCAGACAGCACCGCCTTAGCGAGACGATCTTGAATGAATTCATTGATTCCGTCAGCTTTTTCCAGGAAAACACATTGTGAAAATGCTGCCTGAGTAAATAGTTCCTCTGAAAAGCATGTTTCAAGATAAGCGGAAAGCGTGTCAGACGGCAGTAAGCCACCGAGTTGAATAACCATCTTTTTATCAATGTGATCCCCGTTATTCCAACGCGTTGCCAAAACAGTTTGTATAGTAGTTCTCAAACCTAACGGTACATCAAGGGTTCTCCGACTGAACCCCTCCTGGAGAATCGCAAGTAAGTTCGCCAAATTATCAGATTCCCAGTCGAAATACGCATAGGCAATATCCAGGACCTCTCCCGAGACTTTAGGCCGGTTATCGATGCCATTCAAAATATTCATGGCCGCTTCGATCAAGTATGATATTTCACCAATCTCTTGAGTCTGGAGTAACGTCACTGTGTACTCCCGCCAAGTTGGGTTCGACAATAGCTCTTCAGGCTCAATGAAATCTGGATTTCCCGCCAGGAAATTTGAAAATATAGTTTCCTGATATCGTCTATGCACGAATGTAAATCTACTATCTCCCTTCCCAGCAGAGGAAACGTCATTTCGCCCAATTTTTACATCAATCAGTGCATGGATAATTCTCGTAATATAATCAGCATCTGCGCCTGGGATCGAAGCAATAATCTCATCAACTTTTGGAGCTAAACTCATACCAGGATTAGTAGCCAGCAAAACGGCCAACCTCCTAGCTCCATCTAACAATTCGGCTGAGTCGAGATTATATTTATTCCTAATATATTCTGGATCACGATGAGCCAAGCGATCAATATGCGATGAAAGCAGCTGATGATCGTTTACTGGCTGTTGCCCTGTGTCCTTCACGTATCTACAAAGAAGCGTAAGAAATAACGGATTGTTCCCGACCTTACTAGCCTCCTCCGCTAAGTGTCGAAATACGAGTTCCATCTGATCATGCTTAAGGAAAGAATTTGAAACAAGTTCACGTTGCCTCTCGAAACCAAGCGGAAGAATTCTAAATTTCTCCCAAGGAAGCGCTTCAGGCCCTTTATATTCGCGCGATGCCAGGATTGCCTTGCAATCCCCCATCCCGGAAAGGAATTTCCGGATTGCTTCCGAGTATTTTTTTACGGTATCACTACCTGTGGCGGAATGAAGGATTTGCGGTATTTCATCAAATGAATCAAATAAGAAGCACCAAACTCCATCCTCCTTGAATTCATTCCAATTCTCTTTGACATAATCACTTGTATCTGCATCACCGCGACGTATATTGTCAATTACAAACTTTTTTATCAGATTGGCATCTATTTCCTCCCCGGCTGCGACCTCCAATTCACGCAAATTAAGATAAAGCGGTACCATTTCGTTCGCCCGCTTTGAATGCTTACCTTTAGTGGCAAGCTGTTTAGCCAGATGCCGAAGCGCAACGCTCTTTCCGCTTCCAGGTTCGCCAACAAGCAAAACTGTCTTCTCAGCAGTGCTTTCCAGAGCCGCCATTAGTGACGAAACTCTTCGTATGCCGAACGACTTTCGCTTTAAAATGCGGCGCATCTTAGTTGAGTAATATCCTCCCTCTGTTTCCACTTCAGCTTCAAGGTCAGTGAAATATTGATCGTTCCAGTTTTCTGATTTTGCAATATGAGCCAGGTCACTATCCAGAACCGCACAAAACTGCGATCGTCTACGAACTTTTCGTTGTTGCTCTAGGGTTGCTAAGAATGCAGGCGGGTTTTTCTTGACCTCCTCGCTAAACGCCAGTAACAGCTCCAAAGACCTGCGAAGGCCCTTAATTATCAAAAATATAGTGATCAATATTGAGAGCGCGAGGATTCCCCATGCAGCAACTGCATTCCAACCGTGTGACCATTCGAAGTTTGCAAGGACAAATTCGACGAGTCCACTAATTATCGGAATAATCTTTTCAGCCGCTATTTCGCCAAATTTTTCAAACATAGTCAATCATTCCCAAAAATTGTAGTGAGGCTGGCTAATTTGACCGCAAATGAAGTCATCTGATCATATAGCCCTAGGAGAAAAGAAAATTTCTCGAGCTTTCCAGATTTTCCCCAAGAATACATAACCATTAAGGCAAAGACAACAATTCACTTCCGTTCGCCAACTGCTCGAGGCGCGGGGCAAGACGCGCAAGCCATTCTCGCTTCTCCTTATCGTATGTATGGCGGTTATAAATCCCTGTAATGCCATGTTTCATGTGGCCGAGAATCGCCTCACCAACTTCGTCTGGACAGCCAAGCGCGGCGAGTAGTGTCCTAGAGCTGCGTCGTAGATCATGCGGAGCCCAACGCTCCACTGGCAATCGCGACCTCTCATACGTCGGTCGCGTTTTCGCATAGGGCATGTGCAACCATACTTGGGACGCTACGTTCTTCTGCTCTACATGCCCCGACGCACAATGCTTTGAGGGGAACAAATAGCCTCCGTCTGCAACATCCAAGCGCCGCCGCACTATCCGCTCCGCACGACCTACTAATGGCACGCGAAAGTCGGTCGCATGCTCTCGCCAACTGTTCTTTGTCTTATCCTTCGGAACGGTCCACCACAGACCATCGACCTCCTCCGTGATCTCATCGGCGTGCATGGCCAAGATTTCCGAGCCTCGGGCACAAGTCCACAGGTACAGCGTAAGCACGTCTTCGACCAGCCGAGAGAAATTCGGCAACCAGGGAATTAACTTGGCCAACTCCGCCTCGCTGAGCACCCGTTTCGTAACACCGGCAGGCACCCCTTGGATCATGCGACCTTTGCTGCGCAACTTGCCGCGCATGATTAACCGCCACCAGTTTGGAACGGTTTCTGGCAGCCGACCGGAATCGAGCGCGTAGTCCCAAGCGGCACCAATCTCCGCTCGTAATTTCGCAGCCTGGACCGGAATATGTCCAAACGACTCAATCAAATCGAATGCTACCGATCGCGTAACTTCCACCGCCTTCAGATCACCAGTCTCGCCCAGCATGGTCGCAAACATGCGCCGCACCTCAGCCACACCCTTATCTCCGCGATTCTTTTCAACGTACTTGACCAGATAGTTGTCGCAAACGTCGGCTACGGTGAGCCCCTCAATGGAGACTCGCGCGCGTTCCGCAGCGGCAGCAGCGCGTTTCTCGCCGCGCTCGGCACGCTTCGCTGCGCTGGGATCGGCTCCGTCGGCACGCGCCAGGCGTAGCTTTTCCCAGGCCACTGTCGCGGCTGCGAAAGAAACAGTCGGCCATTCGCCGATCTTGGTCTGCTTCATCTTGCCATCAACCGGGCTTTTGTAACGGTAGATCCAGGATCGCTTCGTTGCCGTCACTTCAAAACGCAGTCCTGGGCACTCGGAAATGGTAAAGTGTTGACCTGCTGGCAAAAGCTTAGCAGCGCGCGCATCAAATGGCAT